CCGTTTTCGAGCCGTTCATCAATAAATGTGCCTAACTCTTCTTTAGTCATTGTGTTCCTCCACAATACCGAGCAGATGATTAATCTGCCCTTTTATGATTTGTTTAACCTTTATTCTGGCCCTCTTCTGGTACGCTTCGGCCAGAGCTTCCTTTACTTCCTCTGCATCTATTTCGGGTTCGGGTTCAATTTCTAATACAACTTCTGGTTCGGTTAGGGTTAATATGTCAGGTTCTTCTGTGCTACCTTCACAATGTTGGCAAAGGCTTAATAGTTGTCCATGTCCACCGCAATGGCCACAATCACCATCGCCGGGAGCTATCACTTGGTAGCCCTCATTGGTAAGTACCGTGATAGCGTGGTCTGTTAATTCGTCTTCCGATATCACAAAGGTTTCTTTGATAACGTTTTTTTCAGGTGCTTCGACTACCTGATACCCTTCATTTATCAATTCTTCCTTCATGTGTTCAATAGATGCGAGTCGCATAGTCTCTGTAATACCTTTCCCCTTCTCGCATTCACGGCAAGGCAATGTATATAAAGTGCGGGTGTCAATTTCTGCTTCTTCAATTGTGCCTATGTCGTCGCAAGCCTTGCATTTTGTTGTATCCTCGTCCTGTACCTCTATCACCGTGCCTATGCTCATCAACTCTTCAAGTGGCCTGGTATCAAGTCCTTTGGCCCTTAACTGCTGTAAAGCATAAGGGTTAGCCGGGACATTCACGGCTGAAACTTCGTATAGTTCTTGTGTGATAAACAGACAGCCATCAGACCCGAGTCCTAACTCTTCACGTTCGTCATCCTCAAATTCGTCTTGCCATGTGATAGGAGCGAACCCCACACTTGATGCCTCGAACGGACCGCCGGGTTGATAACCATGCCATAATAGGTTTGAAAGTGGATTCGCCTTCCTGTATGCAGGGTCAAAATACCAATCCTGTAACAATTTAATTTCTTCAACCCATGTTCTCGCCGCCTTTGTGGGAGCCGGTATCCCATGATTATGGCCCCACAACACAACGGGTGTTTTAAGATAGTGTGCAAGTGACCAGCCTTCGGCCCTGATAATATCGCCCATACGGTCCTGATCCTCGGTAGAAGCTACCATCCGGATAGTATTTTCGGGCAGATCATCGGCCTTGGTTATGACCTCACAATGGACACCCATAGCCTTCAGGCCAATGCCTTTCTCGCTTTTACGGTGTGATCCCTCCTCATCTAACAGGTCGTATGCTTGATATAGTTTATTAATCACTTTCAGTCCTCCTGTACCGGTAAAACCACACACCGGCAATTAACGTTCTCGGCAACATCGTCCATCGATAAAGGTTGAGGGCCACGTGACCCGCTCGGTAATTCAAAATCTTCGTCAATCGGGATGGGCCCGGGGTCGGACCCTTCCGCGTACATATTCTCTGCTGTCAGATGGTCCTCCCTGTAATCACCTGACCGTGCGCTGAGCCATGATTTTAATTCGACACCTGCCTGCTGATACCCTTCTTTGGCCGCGGCATTTGAGGCAGACGCGGTTTCGGTACGGGCGATGGTACGGGCACGGCCTTCGGTTATCTCATTAAACTTATCCATGACCCGAGCCCTTAACTGTTCGATACTCTCACCTTCTGTGATACCTTCCGAGATAACAGCCCGTATTTGTTCGCTTGTCTTAACATTAATCTTAGCGAACTCAACAGACCTCTCACTGATAAGCTCTACCACACGCGGGTCTGCTAGATCGAATGACAGGCTCGAATCAATTAATGTAATAGCATCTTCACCGGCTTCCTCAACTATCTGCCGGATAACAGGTAAACCTGCTTCAATCGTTATCTCGGCCCATTCATCCGGGTCAATCGTGGGTACGTCCTGTTTAAGGATATCAGCCTCTACTTTAGGCTTAGCCCACCCTGCGTACTTACCGAGTAATGGTGAAGCATCAAGTTTAGCGAGTACCTCAATCTCCTGTGCTTTCAATAGTTTCTTGAGGATAGGTACCCACAATTTCTCCTGTTGTTCTGTGGTCGCCTTGAATATGTCCCACATCGTTTTTAATTTATCTTCGGTCCAGAACGCTTTAGTAAAAGCCCGGGGAACGGTCCGACCCTCAGGTAAGACTATTTTGCTCCCCGTTGAGCGAGCATTACTCTGCCCGTTAGAGTTGATTGGAACTAGATTAAACGGTTTATATCTCACATCCCCGTCCGGGACCGGTGTTAAACCAAGTCTTTCCCGTGCCTCGTTATCGGTCATCGTCCCGTGTTTCATGGCTAGATCAACATCAGCCCTTATCTCTTCACGGTCAGTCGGGACCGGGTTCGCGAATTTAAAGACTTTGGGGAGGCCCTGCTTGCCGTACATCGGGATAAGTTTATCGTTGATAACATCCTGTATCTGGGTTAGTTCCGGCAATATGACCTCTTCGTTAAACGCCACATTGGCGGCAAACATAGATGCTTTATTCGCGGATTCGCTATACCCTAATTTAGATTTGGGCACCCGATATAAAGCCAGTATCTTATCACGGGACCGGTCATCCAGAGCACCAAGATCAAGGTCAAGGTTGGTCGGGCCCGAAATGACTTCAGTACCACTATGCAGTACGGGCGGTTTGAATCTATCGCCTGACCTTCTAAATAGGTTCATCCAACTATCCCTGATCCTTGTTATCTCATGGGGTTGTAAGCTCTGTTTAGTTGAAAGAGCGTACATGAACCATGCACCGTTCCGGAATAACTTATACTGGTAATCATCGATATACTGACCGATATCATAAGGTAAACTACCGGCCTGTAACGGGCTCCAACCTGAATAGATATCCTTAACGTTCGGTTTCGGGAACTCCAATACACGTTCAGGGTCCAGTTCAAGCGGCCCCTTGGTGTCACGTTGATATTTGTAAAAGACTTTACCGTCTTTAACTGTTTTCTCAATCTTGTGAGGCTCTAACGGCCAGATACTTTGGGGCCTCCCAAGACCGTTTGCGTAAAGATACCAGTATCCTAAACCAGCTAAATTACGGTGTGCGCTTAACAGGTACATCAACCTCCATCGGTTAAAGTGAGGGTTCCCCTTATCAAGTAAATCATAGAAGATATGGTCATCTATTTTATCCAGTTGTTCCTTGCCCGCCTTCTTGCGTTTCGCATACAGAGCACTATCCACAGAAGCGACCCGGGAGGCTATCACATCGACACACGCATATGCCCAACCCCGGTTCGCGTCAAGTGTCTGCGCTACATTTTTGGGGCCGGGTATCCCTCCGGTCAACCCACCAAGTAATGATTCAGCAGGCATCGACGGGCCGAGCTCTTTAACTAGCCCTAACCGGTGCCTGCCTATTTTCAAATGTAAATCCATCTAGCCTCCGTTCACATTACCCATAATGCCGCGCCTCTCGGTGCATAGGCCATAACAATAACATCGGCCCGGTCCGGTGATTTGATCCCCTTTTTGCGCATCTCGTCTTTACTTACTAACACTATCTGGCCCTTACTATTAAGCTTTTTCCGTTTCGTGCTCACCATCTGTGCCTTTAAATCATCAAAGTCACGCTCACAATTAATCGAGATATGCTTGATAGTGTCCGCCATGGTACACCATGCTTCGGCCCTCTTATTGACATACACTTCTGGATCATGCGCTGATTCGCTGCCCCGGTAATAGATAACGGTCTCACCGGCTTCTGCTAATGAGTCCGCTATGGGACCACCTACCCCGTCCGCATCAATCCCTATTAACACGGCCTTGTGTTTCTTCCTTAGTTTGATCGCATACCCTATGGTTTCGGTCGCATCATAACCAGGGAACCGGAACAGCTCCTGGATATGCAAACCTCGTTTAAGCCAGAACACAGTTTCATCGTCACCCCTCCATGCGGGGTCACACCATATCTCTGGGTCGCCGGTCGGGAGGGTGTCTCTGACTAAAGCATCTTCCACGTCTTTAAGGGAGATCAATTGATCTAAAGCGGTAGTGGGGAACTCACCCAAGACTCTACTTTGATATACCGGGCTGTCCTCACCCCATCTCCGCAGCCGGTCCTCACACCATTTCCGAGTGACCGCGCCGGGTATAATAACCTTATCTTCTACCACGTTCGGATGATCCCATGAACTCATCGCCATAGTGAACCAGTCCGGGTCGGAGAATACATCATAAAACGGACCTATCGGCTCAAGCGGGTTCCCTATCTTGGCCCATAACCCACCGGCAGTCATCGTCCCTTCGATCGCATCATGGATATCGGGATGAACGCCCGGTGACTCATCTTCGATCATCACAACTTCGACATCGTGGAACCCCTGAAACTTGTTCGGGTCATCGGTCGATCTACCGACTGCGTACCGTTCACCTAGATTAATTCTTGTATTCAGGAGTGTACCGGGAAGTGCTTTCTTAGCGTTACGATGAAGTTTCCGGATCTCTTTCCAGAGTAGAAGTTCAACCTGGTTCCATGTGGGGGCTGTGGTTACAACAATAGACTCTCTTGAATAGAGCCTGTGAATTGAGAGTATACCCGCGGATATGGTCTTGCCTACTCCGTGCCCTGTTCTCCATGCGACCCGCTCATTCTCAATTGATGCAGTCAAAAACTCTTGCTGTTGGTCACACAGTATCTTGATACCTAAAACATCATAGGAAAAGCCGATAGGATCATCGGCATAACGTGCAAACGTGCTACCCGGCGCATTGGCCACGATAGCACTAAGGAACTCTTTAAATCCGGGGTCAGCTATCTGCAATCAATCATCTCGGTTCCCTTCTTCAATGTGTGGTCGCATCTTCAAGTTCTTGTATCGCTTCGCCAAGGGCTGTTGCGAGGTCAGGCTGGTTCTTGCTAATCATCTCCATGAGCTGTAGAGCATATTCTGATGGATGGATATTGATATCCCTTGTATCGCGCCATCCAATAATATTCTTCGCTGTGAAGATACCGAATGATTTGTCATACAATCCCAAAAGCCCATTGGTTATCAGAATATGCTTCTGCATTGTCTTGGCCACTTTTAAGGTTAAAGAAAACTTGGGATGAACCCTTGCCCATTCTAGTATAGTTTCATGGCATACGCCTACACTTCGGGCAAAGCCTGATATCAATGGCAGCTCAGTAGGCCATCGCATCGGTTCTTCTATCTCAGTACCGTTTTTATATTTGATTGTCCGTGTTTCTTCTGTATAGGGATCTACATCGAAATACTTAAGGAGCCTATCGCACATCGTAGGCTTATACTTACTTGGTCTACCGCCTTTATTCTTGCCTTTCTTTGTCGCCACGTACTACCCCCACAGTTAGGGTGGAATTATCGGGGCAAGTATAATTGCTGTGCTCAGGTGTTGTCAAGTGGTAATTATCGTCTCTCTTTCGAGGGGCCACGAGCCTGATGCTTGCAGCCCCTCCGCTCAAATTCACACACAAACTCATGATTGACGCGGCTACCTCCCTTCTGTCTAATAGGTTGTCCATTATTCCACTACCCTGATATCTTCCTTGGGGATCATCCAAATGATTTGCCATGCAACAGTGTTTTCATAAGCACGCATCTCGGCAAAAGCGGCATTGTTGCCCTCATGAGTAAACGTTATACAGCCCGCTTCCCTGATTCTAAAGCTGACTTCGCCCTCTGTAGATTGTCTATACTGTACGCAACACTCGTTCTTGCACCTTACGACCAAGTTTTTACCGTCCACAGCATACCGTATCAAATCCTCATCCGTTATCTCCCTTGTGCCTTCAAGGAAGGGATCTACTTTCGGCTCCACATCAGGCACAGGTAAAAGTATGACTCTCGGATGGTGGATGTATGTATCATCCTTTTTCTTTGCCGGTTGGTTATTCGTTGAAAGATACCATTCGCCCGGTTCAACAGCTCTGCCTTCACCGCTCGGGATGAAACGCTGGCCGTCTTTTTCGTAAATGGGGCCAGTGTAGGGGGTAGCTTTCGCCCCTAATAATGTCACTTCATGAGCTTTCTTGCTAATGGATATCATGTCTGAGTGTTCAAGTCCCCGCTTTCCGCCTATTAAAAATAGCTCACCGTCGGTTACAACTATATCCCCTCGTTCAAATTTCATAACATCCCCTTTCAGTGACACGCCCTTAGCCGTCCCGATAATGCGGAGCCGATCTACTTCGTTACCGATATCAGCGGCCGCCTTCGTCAACTTTAATATCTCAACTTCCCTGTTTAGCCTGTCACGTTCCACTTCTAATCTAAACTTTTGTAATCCGTTCAACTCATGCGTGAAGGCTAATACAGAGATAAGGAATAACGTGATGATTATGTAAACGAGGTAGTCAAGGCGCAGAGGTTTCATTCTTCCTCGCTTCAATCATGGCATCGGCTAAACCATAACAAACTTTACAACTTGCGCCTACAAGTGTCGCCAAGTCTTCCTTGTTATCATCAACAGTATTGATAATGATTTCCCTGTTTAGCATAATTTGTAGCGCCATCCCTGCGAACCAATCACGGAGTGTCATTTCTTTTGCAACCATTTTATTCTCCCTTCACTCTATACTTCCTGTCCTCACGCTGTTCAAGTAACCCGTAAACGACTAAACGGTTACATTTCCTCGAAGCCCAACTACTCCCCTTTTTCCAACCGCCGACAACGTTCCCGATCTCGGTAGGTGACTTCCACTCACCGTGACTACGCATCCACTTGAGTATGCGGGATTGGTCTTTGGAGAGGTTCATAATAGTTTGAGCTGCTCCCTATTACACAGGCTCCAAGTATGCACACGCTTCCCGCCCTCTTTTACCATGAACTCTTTCCCGTTCTTCTGAAGGTAGCCCTTTTTCGTGAGGTTGGATAATGCCCGACGGGTGTTAGTGAGGGGCTTGTCGTGGTTGAACAATCCGAAAAATACAAGGTCTTTATGCACCCTCCTGGCCGAAAAGCTTTCCTCAACGCAATCTATGAAATATTTCATAATAATTTCTTCCTCCGTCCTTGCCCTCGTTTCGGACTTCTCCAATTCTTCGCCTGATTCGAGGTTAGTGTTGTGGTAAGATTTCATAACCGCCCCCCTATCCACATGCCGAAATGGAATACTGCGTAATACGAAACGAACCAGAATATTAACCGCTCCCACCACGGGATTGCTGACCACCACGATTGACGCATGAGATTACTTTTTACTTTCATGACCCCTCCTTAATCCACCAATTTAGCGTGGTATGCACAGAAAAAATAGTTGTGACCCATTAACTTGTTGCAACGGGTGTATTCTTCTCTACCCTTCACGATACGGCCATACTCGTAAGTGCACTTGTTATCGTAAACCTTTTTAGGCTTCACTATGGGCTTCTGGTTTGTTGGTATATGTTTATTCACAATCAACCTCCGTCTCTCCCTCTTTCTGCCACGAATAAGTGCGCCACCGTTTTGTCCAATTTCCCCTATGTTGGGTTATGCAATTATGGCAACTTCTACAAATATACCGCTTGTTAATCGCATCGTCGCCACCGCCCCTCGCCCTCGACTTCATGTGGTGCGTGTCCGTTGCATCACGGGTACAGCCCTCAACCTCGCAGATAGCAGGATGTAAATCGGTGAAAGTCATGGCTTATATTCATCCCATGATATACTTTTAAATATAGCCTTGTGATTACACCACCTAGCTAGGTGTGCAAACTCGGTATTTACCTTGCCCGTTTTATCTCTATATGGCTGTGCAAATGGTTGTAGATCCAATGAACGACAAAATTCTATTCTATCAAGTGCGTCTTCAATTTCCTCAATAAGCACATATACAAAGAAGTCGTGTTTGTACCCATGCGCCCTAATAGCAGTAATAGCTTTTTTAAGGGGTTCTTTTTGTTCACTACTATCGCAGGCGAACCGTATCCACTTACAATTCATCTGTGGTAATTGCACAAAATCAAGGCTTGCTAATCTTTTAGCGACACCGCTATCAACAAGCCTTGCGTCAAGCCCTTGGTTAAAGTCTACCTTGATCTGGTTTTTGCGTAACCATTCAAAATCAGCATCCCACCTTGGGCTTGCCAACCAGTTATTATCCATCAATACAGCTTTGTTATGTTTGATAAACTCTTGAGGTTTGCTGTGTGGTCTTATCCCGCCCTCTTTATCTGGCACAATACATATTTCACAGTCATTAGGACAACCCCTTGATAAATATCCAATACTGTAAACCATACTCTCATAATCAGGACAAGTATGTTCTATCTCATCTTTCAGCGTCTTCTGTGAATCTACATAACCGCCCATAAGATAATCACCGGGGGGAGGTTTTTCACTCCACGTAAACACACGGCTTGAATAATTCAGGTCAGCGGGAAATAGCGGCATATTCCAGACCACAGAGTCACCCTTTGCCTTGTGATATGCTGACAATTTCAATAAGGCCAAGTTGGGGAATTTAGTGTTGTCGCAATTATAAAGGTGAACGTTCATGTCATTCCTCATACCCCTCCGGTAATCGCAATTCATAATGCCCACCTACACGGTGATTCAAAAAGTTCACCGTCCAGAGAATGTTATCCTGCATAGCTGATATGATTGACTCGTTGCCTGACTAGCCGCCTGTTGATATTTTCAGGACATGCTTTTCACGCTTTAACATCTCATTGACTTCTCTAACCATCAGATTCTCGGACTCACCCTCAAACACAAACTCCTGCCAGTGCCACGCCTTCTTTATGAATTGGATCCACATCAAATATCCTTCGTCTGATAAGTCGTCCCACTCTGAGATAATATTTAATGTTTCCTCTGTGGGATAACCGTCGGTGTCGAATGTGGGGTTGTTCATTCCTTGTACTCCTCTGCTTCATGTTCGCTTATCAATGCTTTTATTGTCTCTTGGTTGCCTATATAGACAGGCGCAACCCCTGAAGTTACTCCGT